TTGTGATGGATAACAATCCGGTCAATACCCACACCATTGCGACCGCCTCCATACATTGGATTTGGGTTTTCGCTTGTAATTAAACCGCTAAAACGTCTTGCCATTATTTTGTACCCCCTAGAATAGATTTAATTGCATCGTAGCCACCAGCGCTTACTAATCCAGCAATCGCACCGCCAAGTCCAGCGATTAACAATGTTTCAAATTGACCAGGCATCGCGTAGAATGCGGCAATCCCAATTAAAAAGCCAACTACCATATCGATTAAAGGCAACCAGCGATTATCAATCTTTGTTTGTTTAATCCCCCATGTTACTAAGCCGACTAATACGGCCACCATTGCAATAGCGCTTGCCGTTGCTGCTTGAATAATCTCAACCATCTTTTTACCTCCTATTTAATTAATTTCATAATGATATCTAGCACTAAAGCTGCTAACCCGCTAGCACCAAATATCATGCCAAACATCTTGAATTGATTTGTTTTAGCCATCTTTTTAATTTCAAAATCATGTTTGTCAGCCAATCCGTTACGTTTGATAACTTCCTTTAGGATGTCTCTGTTTTGTTCACGTAAATACTTGTTTGATTGATCCACGCGTGTTAACCCTTCACTAAGGTCTTTTTTTAATTCGGAGATATCCCGTTCAACGTCGTTAAGTCGGCTACTGTGGTCTTTTACTTCTTTTTCTAAATCCACATGCTATTCCTCCTTCTATTCTTTAACCGCCGTTGCCTTAGCTAACTTAGCCCGCGCAATCGTTGTGATGGCCTTCATAGTTAAATTGTCGAACGTTTGCCCGTCGGTTAAATCGGATACGGTTACCGACATATTGGCGTTTAAGTAGTCTTCGCCTTCGTTACCAGATATGCTTACGGTGATTGATGACGTGTTGCCATCACCGTCAAAATTATAAGTTAAAGCCGTCTTTTTAATATTCATTATTTTTCGCCATCCTTTTCATTTTCAAATGCTGTTTCTAGTTGGTCCATTAATAAATCATAAATAGCGGCGTCGGTGTCACTAAATTCGGTCGGATAGTCAGCAATAGCATCATAGAGAGCCTTCATCTTTTCGCTGTATTCTGTAAAATCAATGACCGCAGACTCTTCATCAATTTCCTTAATAGCAGCATTTGCTTCATCTCGTTTTTCCTCAATCAGAACGACTGACCCCGGAGTGTCGCCTTCTACGTTGTTGCCAGCTTCATCTTTCTTGATGAACGGTTCAAGTGCTTCCTTGCGTTCTTCGTTATATTCATCATTTTTAGTTGAAATCAACTTGATTAATTTAGTGCGACCGCGGCTTGCTTTATTTTTAAGACTTAGAGTTCCTAAAAAGTTGCCGATTGCTACAAGTTCTTCATTTTTAAATGTTAGTGTTTTTGTCATGCTAATGCCTTCTTTTCGTAGTATTTATTCAATTGTTCGTACTTCATTTCTGATTTAACTAAGCGGTCTGTTTCGTACCCCCGCCGTTTGGCTTTTATCTCCCAAGCAAATTTTACGTTAGGAATATTTGAGTGGCCTTCAAAACATGTTGCGTTCCTCTCTTCCACCCAGATTGTAGCATTTGAGTAAGAACTGACGAATACTTGATAATCATAATCGGTGTTTATAATCTGATTAAACAGGGCGTCAATATGGATTAACGCCCTGCCAGATTCATCTGTGACACCCTCACCAATATCGCCCAAATAGGACTCGGCTGTTTCATAAGCGGGGGTTTCGCGGATGCCATCGTTTGTCAGGTGAATAGCATTCTTTTTGCCAATAACGCTAAAATCTCCAACGACCGAGACACTCCCCGCAATATCTGTTTTTCCGGAGATGTTAATTTCTCCCTTCAGGTTACCTGGTGACGGCTGCAAGTAGATGACATCTCCCACAAGAGATGCACTACTTTTCCCTGAATTATTCTTCGGAGAAACTAAAGCTAGATTAGCTTCATACAAGCCGGTAGTTTCCGTCCCTAAAGTAAGCCCGTTATACCCGGTGATATTTAGACCACCGCCGTTAAAAAAAGCCACATCCATTCGACCAAACTCGGCACTGCCAGACCCTGCATTAATTTCTTTGTAGAATAGTAACTCGCCATGTTTAAGTACAATTCCGTTATGTGAATTATCCGTTGACGTTATTGTTCGATTATCGATATCAACAGCGAAGGTTCCATCTGATGACTTAATAGACCCTTTCTGGAACAACACCTCGCCAGTATTTAAATTCATACTCAAGTTAGCACCTTTAATTGTCCCCGTCGTGATGTTATTAGCGTTGAGGTTAATCACATTCACGTTAGCAGCATTAAGCGTGCCAGCGGTAATCTTATCGGCTTTAATGTCTGCAATCATCGCATCTTTAATCACCGCGTTATCAATTGACGTCTGTCCCGTGATGTGGACCTTTTGACCAGCAATCAGAATTGATTCAGGACTAATGTTGATTTGATTAATCACATCGCCCTTTTGCACACGTAAGTTAATCATCTCACGTGTCTGGACAATCTCAGATGATTCAGCGGTCTGCTCCCAAGGTGTATAACGACCGCCTTTTTCAAGCTTAACTTCACCGAAATACAAGGTGGACTCGCCACTAGTTGAACCATTATTATCAACTCGAATGTATCCCTCGTCGCAATCGCCAACATTGAACGCCCATGACTTAAATTCAATCTTACTTGGATTTGGTTTGAAATTTCCGGCCAATACTAACACTTTGGTATCAGTAGTTTCACCGTGCTTTCGACCGATCCAAAGAACGTCACAACCAAATACGTTGGAGTCACCAAAAACACCGAGTGATGCTGTATAAGTTGCTCCACGCGTGACAGAAACAATCGCCGTCCCTGCCGTTCGTTCAGCTGTACCTTGTGGCGCGAGTAGTGCGAATAATGGTCCCTTTGTATAAAACGCGTGTGTTGCGACTTTAAATCTAGCCGTGTCATTAACCCGCCAGAATAAAGTGTCCTTTGGTAGTCCTGAATTAGGAATTAAGTTAGGATTATTTGCTGAACCAATTAAACTGGTAATCTGCCCCGCCATTTGAGTGACTTGTGATTGGTCAGCCTTATTTTGGACTGTGCCTTGAATGCCGTTTACTGTTACTTGTAATTCTGAGAGTTTCTCAACGGTTGCCATGTCTTCCGGCGCTTGTTTCCAGTCGGTATCTTTATTCCCTCGCTCAAACTGCATGTTATATACAGTAACTGTTCTTGTGGTAGCGACGTTATCTATATGAATTTGAATACCATTTGCCGTACCGCTTGTAGTCCAACCTGACTGCCATGGGGTAGTATACACAACGTGTCCGTTATCCTTCATAGGTTTTCTACCATTGATGAGAGACCCCCACGGTGCGTTATTGAACCGTGGGTATATATTTCCATACGCTCCTGTACCAACGTTTGTATAATCAAAAGACACGGTGACATACTCGCCGTCTTTGAAAGGCGCTTGCTTGATTGTTCCAAATGTGAACAACCATTTGTTGAGGCTAACCTGATTAGTGCCGCCAGAACCTCGCGTTTGCCATGGAGTGTCTGTGTCAGCTAAATAGTTACGTGCACCGATTGATAGATTATCCAGATTGCTCTGTACCCTGCTAACGCTCAGATTTATCGAATCCGCAGTAGACTTAATCTGCGACTGCGTCCAAGTTTCGGTAGCGTAGTCACCAAGAATGTTGGTTAATTCGGTCTTGCTTACCGTTAAAGCAATCTGGTCAGCTTGCAGTTTAATTTGAGCCTCGGCGTTGGTTACGCGCCCGCCTAGCTTATCGACGTCCGATTGGCTAGCCTTTAAACTAACCTGCCCTTTAACAGCGTCGATGTCAGCAGTTAGTCCAGTTTTAATCTGGTCGCCGTGGTTATAGGCGTCTAGCGCTTTTTGCAGTGCCGTGGCCGCATCTGATTTAGCTTGTGTCGCCGTGTCGTTTGCAAATCCCGCTTTGGCTACTGCGTCATTGGCAGTATTTACTGCGGAATTAGCGTTTTCAATCGCAGTATCAGCTGCTTGCTTAGCAACGCTTACTTTGGCATCTACCTCGCCAGGATTCAACGTAAGCTGTTCCCAACGCCCGTTAGCCCATTGCTTGATAGACCACTTGTCCGGATCACTATTGCTTTGGTCGAACCATAAGTCGCCCTCATTGGCACTCGCAGGTTCTTTTGCGCCATAGTAGTTTGAACTCTTGCCGTCAGCACTGGCAGCTACATTGTCAACATTTTCTTGAATGCGTTGAACCTTGTTATCCAAGCTACTTTGGATATTTGTATATTGATCCACAATACTCAAATCGCCACAAGTTGTCGTATACCCGATACGTTTGCCGGTCACATCGAACTGCTCTTCTAGCTTAATAATACGAACCTTGCGTTTGAATTTTAATGCTTCATCAATCGCTAGAATCCAGTCTCCGACTTTAGGCGATTCATAATTCGGGTAACCAGCATTTTCTAAATCATAGATGTTCATAGTCATTGACACGGTGTAGGTCGCATCAACCTGTTTTTTTAATTCGGCAATCAAATTATTTGCAACCGTGTATCGTTCATCGACAATCGGATCCATTTCTAAATCGCCAAACTTCTTGGCTAACTCACTACGGTATTCGACCTCTAACCTCCCTTTGCTCTGGTCATCGGAATCTTTGAATGCACCATACCCTTTAGCGTAAGTCGCAAAATCGGATATTTTCATTTCTTCCGTAAGGTCGCTGAGGTTAATTCCTTTACGAACGAAACTGGTCAGGTCGCTACCAATCTGTTTAGCAATATGAACCGTTTCATTGTGGACTTCAAATTCAACGTCTGCCTGATCCATAATGTCATTGAACAGGCTTAGTTTATTTTTATAACCCCAATTTTCTTTTTCAAACGCTGGTACGGTAGCATCGTTATTGTAGGTGTATCCAGACCCATTAAAAAGTTGGTTTAAATAGAATGTATATTCATGACTTCCAGTGTATTGTGAATGCAATGCCACTTTGGCAAAATCCCAAAAAAACTGTTGCACCGCATCGAAGACGATTGTATTAGTATCATCACTTAATTTTTTGTACGTAATAACGTACTTTTCATTATCGAAGTTTAACCACCAACCGTAGTCTAGGCCGTTCAATACATCATCACCAGCAAACACTTCACCAGTTAATGACAATCCGCCATTGACACTGGTGGTTCTTGTAATGGTAGCTTGGCCGAAATGTGATTCCCCAGACGGGTCGTAAAATTTAATCAAAACATTTTTCACCTCCCATTCCTAAATATATAAGTCGCATAAATTCTTAATTTGGATATCTGCACTAATCGAACATGTTACCTTGTTAGCTGCATTTGGACGTAAGACAAAATACCCAGCATTAGTCTTATTATTAATGTTCTGATTGCCACGAGTGTTGTTCATACCAGCTAATGTATAAACATCGCCAGCAACTACTGGGCTAGTAACAATCAATGATTGATTATCAACTGTCAACGTAAAACCATTATCCGATGCCTCCTTAGCTGTTATGACAAAATAAAAACTCTGTTCTAGCTGTGAACAAGCTACGTTTCCATTATAAACTAT